TGGTAATATAACAGGTAGTGTAAATTCAAGTGGTGTATCAACATTTAGCAGTGCATCATTTAGTGGTGCTATTGATGCAAATGGAAATCTAGATGTAGATGGACATACTGAATTAGATAACGTAGGTATCTCTGGTATAACAACTGCATTCCGACTTAGATTTGGGGATAACCGATATTTACAAATCGGAAATGATTCAGATCTTCAACTGTATCATGACGGAAGTAATTCCTACATCAACGAAGGTGGCACAGGATCTCTCTTTATTGCAGGTAGTGCAGTTAGAGTGCAGAGTGACGATAATAGATTTAATAATGCAAGTGGAACTGTCATAATAAAATCTGATAGTACAAGTGCATACCTATATCACAGTGGAACTGAGAAACTACAGACTACAAGTGATGGTATTGAATTAACCAGTACAGGCACTGATAGTAGTGCAGGACCTATAATTGACTTATACAGGAATAGTTCTTCTGCTGCTGATGCTGACTATCTTGGTCAGATAAAGTTTCAAGGTGAGAATGATGCAGATCAAAAGATAGTATATGCTAAGATAACAGGTAAAATACAAGATGCATCAGACGGAACTGAAGATGGTCTTATAGAATTTGCTAATAAGAAAGCTGGTTCAAATGTTATTACAGCAAGACTAAGATCTGATTCATTTCAATTATTAAATAGCACAAATCTTTCTGTTGCAGGAGATTCTACATTTACTGGTAGAGTAATTGCAAATCATGGTGTTACCGGAAATGTAAATTCTTCTGGTATATCAACAATATCAGGATTTACCTTCCCGTCGTCCGACGGGAGTGAAGACCAAGCCCTTGTTACGGATGGATCGGGTCAACTATCATTCAAAACACTCTCAGGTGGCGGTGGTGCTACAGGTGCTGCAACAACACTAAGTTCAGGTGTCACAACTTGTACAGCAGGACAAACATCATTTACAGCACCTAATGTATTTGATGATGGTTCTCAAGCAACCGCTTTTTCTGTACAAGTCTTTCTAAATGGTGCCAAACTGAGAGTTGGAGCATCAAATGACTATCAATTATCAGCACCATCAACAGTAAATTTTACCTCCGGATTTGTAAAAGCAAATGATGAAGTTGATATAGTGGTTTACTTTGGACACACATTAGAGGAAGAATTATTTACAGCAACTCAGGGACAGCAAACGTTTACCTTGTCAGGTAACTTAGCAGCATCGAAAAATTATAAAGTTTTTCTAAATGGTATTAGATTGAGAAACACAGTTGACTACAACGCTAGTGCTGCTGTAGTTTTGACTGAAGCATCAAGTGTGGGAGATACAGTAGATATTGTTTCCGATCAGGCAGAAGATAGATTAACTGCTATTGAAGGGCAAACTGCATTCGCTCCTACAGATTCAAACACAACATCAGACAATATGCAAGTATTTCTAAATGGTGTTTTACTGAGAAAGGATAGAGACTGGACTATTGGAAGTCCTGCTGTGACATTGTTAGATTCTAATGGTACAGATGCCGGTGATCAACTGGATGTCGTCGTTAGAAGAGCATAAATAACTAAAAAACTATATGGCAGACCATCTAACTACGGAAATCAGAGATGATGACATGCTCAATTATAGAGAGGAATTTATTCTCTATGGATTGAGACAGTTGGGACACCCTGTGGTGGAAGTTAATATTGCTGATGAGCAAATAGAAGAAGTGATGCAAGACACCATATCATTTTTTCAGAATAGACATATGGATGGTGTAGAGAAAGTATATTTGAAGTATAAAGTTCCAGAAAATTTTATCAAAAGAGTTGGAGGAAGAGCAGACGATAATACTATAGGTATTGTAACGACAACTTCTAGAGAAAATACAATAGTAGGTATTGGAACAACAAATAAAGATCAATTTGAAGAAGATCAAAATTTTATCAATATTCCTGATGCTGTCATAGGTATAGAAAAAGTTTGGAAATTAGATAATCGTGCGATAAGCACTAATATGTTTAGTGTCAACTATCAATTATTTCTAAATGAAATATATTATTTTAGTAGCACCGAAGTATTGAACTACTCAATGACAAAAAGATATCTTGAGGATCTTGATTTTATATTACATCCAGATAAACAGATAAGATATAATAGACGACGAAATAGATTATATATTGATACTGATAAAGGTAGTTTGCAAGAAAATGATTACTTGATAATCCAATGCTATAGGGCAATACATCCTAACGAAGTTGGTAATAGAATATATGGAGATATCTTTTTTAGAAGATACTTTACTGCTTTACTAAAACGTCAGTGGGGACAAAACCTCATGAAGTTTCAAGGTGTCAAAATGCCCGGTGGTATGGAACTAAATGGCAGACAAATATGGGAAGATGGCACAGCAGAACTAGAGAAGTTAGAGTCTCGTATGAATATGGATTATGAATTACCTCCTCTTGATTTCATTGGATAATGGCACTCAATAATTATATTAGATTCACCGGTGTAAAGAATGAGCAGGATCTTGCTCAATCTTTGATAGATGAACATATAAAAATACATGGTGTAGAATTTGTTTATATGCCACGTACCTTTGTGAATACTAAAACTGTGATGAGAGAAGTTACATCATCTAAGTTTACTAGATCGTTTCCTCTTGAAGGATATATTGAAAATCATGAAGGGTTTGGAGATCAATATAATTTACTTACAAAATTTGGTGTGAGATCTACTGCAGAAATGCAGATAACAATATCTCAAGCAAGATTTGGAGAACTCATTACACCATTACTAAAAGATACTGGTGGTGTTGGATTATCTAATATCCCCACAAGACCTTTGGAGGGAGACTTAATATACTTCCCTATTGGAGATATATTATTTGAAGTCAAACATGTAAAACATACAGCACCCACATTTTATGCATTAGGAAAAAATTATTGTTATGTTCTAGAGTGTGAGATGTTTGAACTTGGTGATGAAAAAATTGAAACTGGTATTGGTGCTATAGATGATGATTTTGCTACACTAGGATACAATGTTACCATGGTATTATCTGGTGTTGGTGTAACTGCAACAGCAATGACATCTCTAGTCAATGGTGGTATTCATAAAATAAACATTTTCAATGAGGGCACTGGATTTACTGCAGATCCTACAGTTCTTATATCTAAACCAAACGGAACAGGAAGAAGAGCGACTGCTGTTGCTATCACAACTGATAACTCACAGGGTTCAAGATCTTTACAAGAGATAAGAATTACAGATCCCGGTTTTGGATATACTGTGGCACCTAGCATCTCTATCACTCCTGTTGACGGAAATGGTGGAAGAGTGTCAATTGGAGTAGGTATTGCAACTACAGGAGCAGTTGGAATCATTACAGTTTCAAATGCAGGTGAGGGGTATATTTTACCTCCAACAATTACATTTACTTCAGCACCTTCTGGTGGGGTCACTGCTATAGGAACTGCAATATTAGTGGACGATAAACTTTCAGCAATTCAAGTCACAAATGCAGGATTTGGTTATACAGTTCCACCTGTAATAACTGTTGGTGTAGCAGGCACTATTGGTATAGGAACATTTACATACGGTATGGATATAACTGGAAAGAGAACTGGATCAACAGCATACGCTACGAATTGGAATGCAGTTACAAATACATTATTGGCAAAAGATATTACAGGCAAGTTTTCTCCGGGAGAACTCATTGTGGGAACAAGCAGAACAACATCAGAAAGTATTGCATATCGTCTAAATAGCATCGACTATAATGATGCCGAGGTTGATCTCGATTCTTATGGTGACAATGTTAGCATCCAAACAGAATCGGATGGTATCCTTGATTTTACAGAACAAAATCCATTTGGTGAAGCATAATGTTTGGAAAGTATTTTTACAATGAGACTATTAGAAAGACTGTAATCGCTTTCGGAACTCTCTTCAATGACATCACAATAAAGCATACTAATGATGCTACAAATAAAGTAATATCAACCGTGAAGGTTCCTATTGCATATGGACCTATGCAAAAGTTCTTGGCAAGAATAGAACAACAACCAAACTTTAATAAGAATGTAGCAATAACTTTACCAAGATTATCATTCGAGATAGTTTCCTATCAATATGACCCGACAAGAAAGATTGCACCTATAACAAAATTTTGTCTAGTTCCTAACAGTAGTAAAAATAAAATCAAAAAAGTTTTTATGCCTGTTCCCTACAACATAGGATTCAGACTTAGTTTCGCTGCAAAATTGCAAGATGACGCTTTGCAGATCTTAGAGCAAATATTACCATTCTTTCAACCGTCTTACAATGTTACACTCAACATGATAGATGGTCATGATGAGAAAAGAGATATTCCATTTACACTTAGTGATATCTCATTC